CCCGGGTAGAACCAGATACCTTCCATGATGACCGAGTAGGCCACAAGGTTGCGAACAAAGTCCTGCTTACCCTCTACAGTCTCAATGTCGAGAGTTTCTTCGGTCATGCGCTTGATGAACTTGACCTCGAAGTCTTCTTTGGCTTTGATACTGGGAACCGAAACGTGTTGATTGTAGATTTCTGTACGATCTACCGGGAACGTCTCGAGAACGTATTCGAACGACATGCAGTGGTTTGCTTCTTCCCACATTTGTTTCGCGAGGTACAGGTGCGCCTCAGGAGCATTCAGATATGGGTAGACACCAAATGCCAGAGCCTTGTTCACAATCAGCTCCGAGGGGTTGAAGAACGACATTAGAAATGTAATGGCGTGTTGCTCTTCCTCTGTCATCTTCTTGAAGTCGGCGATATCTTCACCGAGCTGGATTTCGTTGGGGAACCAGGTGTTTGCCACAGCCTGATCGTACAGGTCCATAGCCCACTGATATTTAACTGGCTTGAGGAGGAGGCCCTCCTGGATTCCTTTTCCGAGGATTCCCATTGTGTTACCTTTCTGAGTTGTTTGGGACAAGGATGCCATTGAGGACAACCGTATCTTTGTTTTCTTGCGTGATGTTATACAGGTCTGAGTATCTATAGTCATCAATTACTTGAGATATTTTTGGGTAATCGATACTTCTTCTTGTGTAGTTGATCTCGGGAAATGTGTGATTAACGACGGGTATATTCATTTTTCTTAGATTTTGTATCCAAGTATTGGCTAGACGAAAAGTGTAGTGAGCTCTTCCAAGATCACTATTTTTTATTACTCGAGCGTCTCCACCTAATGTGTGACTAAACAGTTTTAGTCTTTTTAAGAAATCAAGATTTTCTGAGTAAATATCCCAAATAGGCCTGATCCCTACTTTTCTTTTGATAAGACCAGAATCAAAAAGTCCAGCTAGCCACTCTAGTTTTGTTTCTAGTGAGTAGTCAGAATCAAATGGGATCTCATAATCTTCAGGCATATCTTCTAAAAACTTGAGACTTGTTTTTTGATCTAGCTCTGTATTTAGTTGTAAAAGTTTTAAAGATTGTCGTCTTACTCCATAGACCGCAGATCTTGCGAGAACTTTATTTCCTAATCGAAACTTTTCAGCCCCCGAGTAGTAGCCATGTGTATATGAGTAAGGAAACTCTTTATCTCCACAAGTGACTATCGGAAACCAACCCTTAATAAGTCGATCTCCGGCGGTAAGGTGTTTTGCTTCTTGGTTGTGTACTGCAGTGACGTAGTAGTCACGTTGGATCCGAAATTCAAAGTTAGCTGCACATTCAATTTCAGTCCCAGAAACAAGCTCTATCCGAATAACTTTTTGTTGTTCGGCTATTTTTTGCGCAACTGCTGGAGTGTAATCAAACCCATTCCACACTAAAAATGGAGATCCAGTTAGTGATGAAATTTTTTGATAACCCTCAGAAGTAAGAACTAAGGTCTCCGGAGTTACGCCTGTCATATAGTCATTTTATAAGATTGGTTGGCCCGGCGCTCAACTCTAGCAACGATCGAGGAGCACCGGGCCGGACCCGATAATCGGGGTCGTGCCTATTGGCACCCCTCGCATTGGAATTCATCCATCGGGTCGATTGGTACCTGGTATTCGCCAAGGGTTGTTACTTTATCTTTCATATTTGACCTCCAGGTGAGATGAAAATTGACCAAGAAAACTTGGCCATTTTGTGGGTTTTTGTTTGGGTTTATCTAGTGTAGCACCCCTTAAAATCTTGCGAGCTAGTATATAAATTGTTATTATATACCCCCAACTTCTCATATATATTTATTAAAACTAAACCCCCTCTAATATATTTTAAGAGGGGGATTAGCTTTTGTGAGGTAGCGAAATTCACAATGCCGGGCAGCAGGGGAGCTGCGCCTTGGCTACTTCTATTGTAAGACAGGTCTGATATATCGATCACAAGCAAAGATCTAGAACAGTTCAATAACTTCTAAAATAGAAGTATCTTGTATGAGATGGCCGCATGGCCAGTTAGGAGCTGAATGATTCAAATGTTCAAACTCACCCAACGAAAGGTTAACTGGCAACTACATAGGCGGTGATCCAGAATCTAACACCAAACCCCTCGGCATATATCGGCCAAGGGGTTTTGTGTTGTCAGGAGTGCGGGACTTGAACCCGCGACGACCGAATTATGAGTTCGGGGCTCTAACCAGCTGAGCTAACTCCCGGTGTCCCCTCGGAGAGATTCGAACTCCCGGCCTGATGGGTAGAAACCATATGCTCTTCCGCTGAGCTACGAGGGGTCTTCATTTTTAGAAAGCCTATCACGCTCTTTTGTTTCTTTTTTAAGCTGCTTCTCTCGGATATATGCACTCTTTAGTGGACCACACAGATCGCACCTGCAATTTCGTTTCCCAGTCACCCCACCACCATGCTCAACAGCGCCGTCATCACCAACTTCTTTTCCCTTTGTGACGTGACAGTAGTGACAAAGAACCTGACATTTCATAAGTTCTTCTTGGACTTTAGCTTTACTTCCCCCACCAAGTATTTTTGAGATGTCATAAGCCTTAGTACTGGAGTCAATATGATCAAGTTCCAAGCTTTCTGTGGAACCACATCGGGAACAACAACCACCAAGATATAAGATAGCCTCAGCGCGTCGACGATGATATCTGTTCAATGTGTAGATACGCATGTACTCGTTGTAGCACGGGCGGCATTTACTAGAGTTAACTACTGAAGATACTCCACAAGACGTACAGATTCTCATGGTGTTAGAGTAACACAAATAAAATATTGGGGCCCCCTACCGGAATCGAACCGATGACATCGATATTACAAGTATCGCGCTCTACCAACTGAGCTAAGGAGGCAAGTTGTTACGGAGCTACTCTACCATTTTTGTTAAAAAAGTAGTGTGTGTCCGGAAACAATTTAGAGAAGTGCTCTTCCATCTTCAGAGCAACTTGTTCGATCTCCCACTGGGGCTTTGTCTCAAACTGAGCGTTCTCAGCATCGACTCGCAGGGATAAGAATGCCATCAAGCTGCGAGCATTACATGTCGCATACATCTGGCTATAGAGACCGACAGGAAGCACAGATCGAGCAACTTCATTAGCAGCCCCCTGACGCAAAAGAGCTTTATAGGTAGCCCAAGCGTGAGAATATGCAGTCATCATTTCGTGGTTGACCATCGTAGTCATAGCCGGATGACCATCAACAAGCTTTGGGTGAGCAGACGACCCCTCCTGGACTAGAGGCCTAGTTGGTGGGTACGCATAGAAAACCGGATCCATCTCTTTGTATCGAGCCGACACTTCGTTGTAAGACCAGCCGATTCGATGACGCTGAAACTCTCGGAACACAAAGATAGGAGCAGAGATCTTAAAAGTCATCGAGTTGTGCTCGAATGGGCTACCGTGTCGATTCTTAATGAGGTACCCAAGTAGCTTGGCGTTCTCTTCTTCGGTATACGCATCGGCTACGGCCCCCGTAGAGACTCGAGCAGCATTTGCAATTGTTTCATCAGTTCCAACACATTGAACAAGCTCTACGTCTAGCTCACTGGTAAAAATCATTTATCTTCTAGTTCTTTCTCAACTCTGGCAATTTCCCACTCAAGATACATCTGAGCTTTGCGTAGATCCTCTAGTTCTTGTCCCTTAAATGGAGCACGGAGAATGTATTTAATGATGTTTCCTCTAAGAAAGGACTCATATTTTGTGATCTCAATAACTTCAATACCACTTGGGTGAAAGTAGTGGGATGGTTGTCGGACCGGATCATTCGTCATTTTCAAGATCCCAATCAGTAATATCTACAACGCTCAGCATGACAAGATATTCTCTATCTTCGTGAAAATAACTGAGCATAGTGCCCTCAATAGAGACGATTCCGGCTTCTATCATTTCGTCTCGAATAAGCATTTTAACAATATTCTCTTGCATGAAGAGAGTCTAACATACAAGATCTTTGTAGCGGTGATGAGATTTGAACTCACACTGGCACGGACCTAAACCGTGTGCCTCTGCCATTGGGCTACACCGCCGTCGGGACGACAGGATTCGAACCTGCGACTTCTGCGTCCCAAACGCAGCGCTCTACCAAGCTGAGCTACATCCCGTTGATGTTGAACTCCGGAATATGTTTACGCACATACCGAGTAACTAGCACCACTAGAACAATATCATCTAACTGACCTAGCCCAGGGATGAAATCAGGAATTAAATCAATTGGAGAAAGTAAATAAATTATAGATAAAACAAGAATAAGTTTTACATGCCAAGGAGCAGACTCTACGGCCCTCCATGCTTTTTTAATTTTATTCATGAGATCAATCTACTAGCTAAAAAGTTAAAGACAAAATAAAACACAAAACCCCCTCACTGTGAGGGGGTTGTGCACCTGCGGACTTGTACACCGCTAAGCCCGCGTACTACGGGGGTTATATTGAGTGGGTGGATTGCATTTTACCACCACGGGTTTCCAGCAATACATAGTAGTACCGCACCCGACTTCCCCTTTTACCCGCTAAGGCAGGGCGCTAACCCGGGGAATGCTTTAGGCCCTCACTGGAAAGGCACATTCAGCCATCACTCCGCTTGGACCGTCGCCCTTGCGTTATAGATACTGTAGCACAACTTTATGATTATTTGTCAAATTAAATAAAAAAAGCAGACCCGGTGATCACGAATGTGGCCAGGTCTGCTTTCTTATTTTAGCTTACTTTTTGGTGGTACCAGCATTCGCGATTGCAAGTGTTGCAAAGGGGGCTGCGAGGTTACCGACAACAGCGAGTAGGACGATCATCCAGGATGGAGCCGGCAATCCAGAAGCAACAATACCGATCGAGACATTGCTGACAACTAGAGAAACTAGACCATAAAGGGCGTAAGCGAGCTTACGACTCTTTGCTTTTGGAATGAGAATTCCGAGGGCATCTTGAGCTGCATTATTTGCATCATCGGGTAGTGAAGGTACAGTTGGCACGGTTGGCACAGTTGGTTCCTTAATTGGTTTGGTGGGTTTGGTGGGTTTGGTTGGTCGTGTCGGCTTTACGGGCTTGACGGGTTCAGGTTTAGCCGGCTCGGGTTTTACGGGCTCAGGCTTTACGGGCTCAGGAGTGGGAGTGGGAGTGGGAGTGGGAGTGGGAGTGGGAGTGGGAGCAGGCGCTGTATCTTCTTTCAACGACTGAACAAATCCAGCCCAAGAGAGTGGGCCAAGAACTCCATCAATTACTCCGGGAGGAGCATAGTTAGCGTTCTTTTGACCATACATTTGAACTCCTCTATACGTTTTAGGTCCAGGAATTCCGTCAATTGCTCCATCATAGAGTCCATATTTTGTTAGCCATGTTTGTGTAGCTTTCCAAGACTTAGGTCCAAAAACGCCATCAATAGGTCCACTATAAAGACCTACATTTGCAAGTATTTGCTGAGCAGCAGCCATGCTGGCATTGATCCCAGAAGAAGAAGAGGAGGGGCTAGATTCATTGAACCACGGCTGCACATCTTCACGTCCACCGCCGGGGTTGATGATGTGGACGTGTACGTGAGGCCCCGTTGAGGATCCCGCTCCAGGCGCACCTGCAGCCCCTCCGGTGTAGCCAAGAAGATCGCCCGTATTTACATTGCGGTTAGTGCCTTCAAAAGATGAGCAGTGCAAAAACTGCATTTTGTATCCGGGGCTGTCAGCAAGGGCAAGGGTGATGATGTACCCACCAGACCCAGATCCGTATTCGTAGCTTACATAGCCGGGATTGGGCGAATAGATTGGGGTACCTACGGGAGTGGCATAGTCAGTCCCGCCAAGAGACCCGCGGGCGCGGTGAGCTGCCCAGTCATCGCTAACTGGATATTTTGAAAAAGGATTGGGCATTCCCATGTATATAATTCTCCAATGTAATTAGTTCTGTAATACAAGTGTATCGTATAACGACGGTCTATCTTTTTAATTAAGTAGTGAAAGATCTAAATTATGCGTAACCCTTATCCAAGGTGGCATAGTATGTGGTCCCAATATAAGAAATGGTAAGAATGTCAATAGCATTTGCTGCAGTAGAGAGAGTTTTAACCCCACCAGCAAATTTCATAGTGGAACTCAAAAGACGCCCCCCAACTGCATCTTGAGTCAGAATCAATCTGATTGTTTGCCCGCTTAGTGGCGAAGAAAAACCGTTTATAGTTGTATTTCCCGTAAGTGTCACTGTTTGAATTGGGCCATTAATAGGATTGGGAGTGAGAGTCGCGGAATAAGTCAGTGAGTATACATTTTGACGTATGGTTGCATTTTGAGCTATATCAGCAGCATCCTGGATCGAAGTTAGATACGCAGTAGCAAGTTCAGTACCAGGATTTGGCAAAGCAGTTGATGGATCTATGTCTACTAATTCGTCAAAATCAAATGGTCCAGTCCCGGCTGGAAGTATCACATCTCGACGGAGAGGTGTTTTACTATCTGACCAAACAATTATTTTCCAGTAGCAGTCAATTGGAATAGTTGCAAGATTTAGATCGTGCTGAGGAACTCCATTAATAATGTCCACAGTAACTGGTGCGGGAAAAATAACATCTTCTCCAACATAACGAACAGCCCTTTGACCACCACGATAAACATATGCGGATATGGTAGCGCTCACCGGAGATGTACCACCAAGAATGTCCTTGAGGGTGCTCAGGTTGATGATGGGCATGGAAGCTCCTGAATTAAAAAACTATCCCCTCTATTCTACCCGAGATAATATTTAACGTTATTTTGCAATCTTTCGTTGTCTGGGTTGAGATTTAGTGCTTCAATCCCATATTTACGGGCTTTTTCTACGTCACCCAAAACCCATGCGCAGATGGCAGCCACATCTAAGATCTCCCAACCCCAAGCCCAATCTTCACACATGTACTGCAGTGGACGCTCAGTAATAGCAAGTGCCTGCTCTGCATATATCAACCCCTCCTCATAGTCTTCGGCGTGATAGCAAAGAGTAGCCATTCGAGCATATCCTTCTCGACGATCGGGGGCCTCTTGAATAGCAAGCCATGCCCATTGTCTGGCCTCTATTAGGTCATCTACACACCTAGAGATAAAAATGTAAGCGTCAGATCTATCACCGATCCATGTTGCCCCAGGAAGAGCAAGAAAATCATTAAGCTGTTTAGCCGCTTCTTTATACCTACCTCGATAGTAAAGTTCTCTACCATAGTAGAAAGACATACGCGCATCGGTGGGCTCGTCTTTCACAGCCCTCTCTAGAAGAGATAAGTATTGGTCACGAGACTTCTCTCGATCCGGGTGGTGTTGCATCTCCACATCTACCCACCCCTGAATATCCTCAATCCCGGTTGGTGTAAGAAGTTCATGGATCGGATGTTTCCAGACAAAACCATGGCGAGCGTGAATACGGTTCCCACCAAATTGAAAAGCCGGAGTGCCATCAGGATTAAATGAGAAGGTAAATGTGTGTCGAGGTGTAGTTATATTCGATCCTTCGATCTTCTCGAGCTCTTGTCTCCACCCCGGCATCAAGATCTCATCAGCGTCCATAGAAATACAAAAATCAATATCTGCCGGGAGTAAAGCTAGAGCAGTGTTACGGGCCACATCAAACCTCCACGGGTTGATTGACGCTCTATAGACCGTGACTCCGAGACGCTCGGCAATCTCCACCGTCTTATCTGCAGATCCAGTATCTAAAATTAGGTGGTAGTCAGCCTCTTTAGAAGATTCGTACCAGCGTTCTACGTGCTTCTCTTCATCTAGAGCAATTGTATAGACCGCAATCTTCACTAGTCTTAGTCCTTTTCTGATCTAATTTTTTTATGATAGAGGGCATAAGCAGCGAATGCCCGTGCATCGTCCATTAGTTGTTCTGGCGTTCTATCCAGATCATCTTCTATGCAAAAAGACCAGACTCCTACTTTGACATATGTAAAATTTCCTGATTTTTCTTCAACAATAATCTCTGGTAAATCTTCGATGTTAAAAATTTTATTCACCTATCTTGCCATTTTACTGAGGGACGACCAATCATCTCCCCCGAGAGGAGATGGAGTTTTAGTTTTAATTTCGTAGCCATAAATTTGAGCATCAGATCCAACACCTTCAATATGAATTCCTCGATCGCGAAGCTTACGAGTAAAGGAAATCTGAGTCATGGGCTTCTCACCACGCTCTTCAGACCACCAAGAATAAACTGTACGCGCTTTTTTAACACTTGTAATTTTTCCTGGAGCTTCAACAAGTTCTTCACGAATAAACATCGCCATACGGTCTTCATCACTTCGGTATGAATTAGTTGCATTGAGGACAACGGTACATGTCTCGGGAGCTAGTGGATCTAGTTCGGGGGATGCAAAATAGTCCACTGCACCTTGAACAGCCCACGACAGCAAAACCGGAAGACCTACCTCAGGATCCGACAAGAATGCTTTAAGTGTCGGGTCAGATTTCTCGGGGATACGGTCCCACGGAAGTGCACGCATACGTCGCCACATAGCATCGTCAGTGATGATAGGACGGTGATTCGTAGTAATCCATAATTTAGCCTGTGACTCAAAGTTGATCGGTTTCTCGCCAGGAGAACGTGCAGAGATAGTTGCTGAACCGGTGAGACGCTTGATTGCGTTCTCCTTAAGTCGCTCAGTCTCAGGCAACTCATCTACCCACACAACGCGCTTACCACGAAGTTCAGCGTAGTGGTATGAGTCTGTGTTTGTGCTGCGTCCGTCGTCTTGAGCAAGTACCGTAGACTCCATTGGATATGCGTACTCAGACATACCAAGAGCTTTACAAAATGACTCAATAAATGTGTTCTTACCCGAGCCGGGACGGCCGTGGATCAAGAACATAATGTCGAGGTCGTTGAGCCCAGTCATGCTGTACCCAATAGCACGCTGTAGATACGCCTGATACTCCTTGTCTCCATATGTAGCAAAGTCAAGGAACTCTTGCCACCGAGGATGTGTCAGTCCAGGAGTAAATGCCACAGGGGAATGTCGAGTGATGTGGAGTTCTGGCACACCTCGCATCAACTCACCAGTACGAAGATTGACAACTCCATTCGCAACACCAAAAAGCTCTACATTACTGTCCCACTGAGAGACTGGGACCTGAATGCGAATATCAGAAGTGGCATTATCAATTGCAGATTTCATTCTTGAGGCAGATTTTGCCTGCTTTGAGAATGCAATGATTTCATTTTTCTTGTCGATATCTTCATATTCAATAGTTTCACTAGCAATCATTGATGATAGCTTTTTTGATAATTCTCGAATTTGAAGATTTTCGGGATCTCGGCGCCAGTGAGTGCCGTCCCACACATGCCACCCAAGAACAGGTGTGTATCGGATGCCAGCTAGAAAACTATCTACTAGACGACGACCGTTCCCCACATCTGTGAGTGATCGCTGCTTTTTATTTCCACCATCGTCTGCAGATATAGCATCTGGATCAAGTGGTATGTCCATATTTCGAAAAGAAGTTGCATCCATAATGGATGCTCCGGCTTTTACTCCATACTCAACAGCATTTCCAATAGTTCCCGGCTCAGAAGTGATTTCTATGCCATCAATATCTTGACGATTATCAGGATCAGAAGTGTTTATATGAGATATTGATGATCCGAGTGATCTGTCTGTTCCAAGATTTTTTGCCGTCCGCTTCTGCCACTCGGCAAGTTCTGGGTTCCCCCACAAGTGCTTAGGGTTTTCTGCGACAAACTGAATAGCACGACGTACGTGCATTAAAAGACTGTTTTGCCCCTCGAGCTCCATAGGCGGATTAATCTTTTCGTGATTAAACCGCATCATTGTTGTTTCGATAAAAATTTGTGTTACCGAGTCAGTGCCATATTTGTTTGCAAGAGCGCAAGCAAGAGCATAGACAGTTACTGCACGACTACCCTCTTCAATACCTTCTTCAAGGATTTGCTCAATATTGAACTTCTCCCCTTTATACGACAAACCATCAAACGCGGACCAATCTGTCTCTCCAAGTTCGGTACTATATGAGCCGACAACCCCACCAGAAGATGTTCGACCACTTCTCCTACGATCACGAAGAAATTCCAACATCTCTTCTGTAATCTCGGCCATCTCCATCTCCCACGGAGCGTGGCCAGGCTTCCACTCGTACTCAACACCGGACTGGTGCTTAGATGGGGCAACGAGGACGTATCCGGTGTGTTTGATATCGATACCGGGTAGGTTATCTTCTTTTGTGAATCGACCTTTGAGTGCAATAGATGGGTCACACTTAAAAAAGAGGTGACGACCTCGGACAATTTTTTTTCTTTTGTCCGAGTACGCGCCAGTAATTGCTTCAACGGTCTCGGGTATTTCTCCATTGACGCGCTGCATCATAATTTCAAATGACTCGAACCCGCCGTTTCGAGGGTCGATGTCAATGACTACAAAACCCGAAAGTTTGCAGTTGACGGCTACGTTATTTTCTGGTTCCGCTCTCCACCAGTCTTCAATGACTACTTGATCATCCGATGCATTAATTTGCCACTCTTTGAGTGCTGCATGCTTCCCGATGTCTTTGGGATCGGTGTGGCTGCCATGACATGTACAAGATCCATCTGAACTAATTCCATAGCATTTTATGATTTTCCAACCCTGAGAGGCATACCATGATGCCCCCCTTAAGAGTTTGTTTTCGTCATTCACGTAGCGTCCTGTTAGTTAATAGGAGTGGATAAAAATCTGGTTCGACCATCGTAGCACGTCACAACCCAGAGTGAGCAAGTCTAAAATAAGTTATTATTGTAGTAATTGATTTTCTCATCTATAGGACCGACCCCCATGACTTTTCCAATTGATCGCGATCCAACTCCAGGCGAACTTCGAATTATGTTCGAAACAATTATGTCTAGTTTACGTGAAGTAAAAGAGACTATGGCCACAAAAGAGTTTGTAAACGCAAAATTTGATACATACAACGAGCGTATGGGTCGTCTCGAAAGCGACTTGAAAAAGTGGGAAGTCGAATCTTCAAAAAATCAAAGCGCTCTTCGTCAAGAAATGCTCAACAGCATTAGAGACTATAAAGAAGAGAACATTGCCGAGCACGTAGAACTTCACGCTCGAATTGACAATATTGAATCGGCTAAATTAGAAATTGAAAAGCAAAAGAGATCAAGAACTGTTGCTATTACTCTTTCTATGATAGGTGCCGGTCTCTCTTTATTAGTAAGTATTATCTCTGCTGTTGTCATAAATAGTCTCATCCCATAATAGAGACTTTCTCCAAACATACGTTAGTATGTTCAGAGGTACATTTGTACCGATTGGAGAAGAATGACATCACCACTACTACAGAAGCTGCAGAGTGTATCTGTACGTCAAAAGTCAGATCGATGCAAATATCAACTTATCCTAGATAAGTTAGATGAAGAGACACGTTCATATATCTCAGAGTGTGTTGCTCTTCCTCAACGCCACCCCAGAAAATTAAGTTACGCCACTTTATCCCGGGTTCTCTGCTCTGAAGACCACAATATTGGTTCTACAGCTATAGGTCTCCACTACAATAAACACTGCTCTTGCGTCTGGGATGAGGACTTGAATGTCTGAGGAGATCAGAAAAAAGTTGGAAGATCTATCCAGTCCCGGTAAATCTGGATCAGATACTCGAATCTCTAATACTCCAGAAAACTGGCGTCCTCGTTCCGAGATAGGGTCTGATGGTGGATTTGCTGTCTCTTCACCACGACCACTCGGGAATACACCCGGTGCTGAAGAAATTTTGATCGAGCATGGTCTCGACCCAGAAGAGTGGGTTGTTACATCAGCTCGCCACGGTAAGTGGCAAACCTTTAATGGTGACTGGCTTGAGTCGTCACGAATTAATCTTGCTCCTCGACACCCTCTCTCGTCTATCCGTGACTTCGACCTCGAGCAGTTGGTCAATGAAATCAAAACTTGGAAACCAGGAAAGGCATCAAAAATTGTCGGAGGAGATGGAGCCTACGTCCATGTCGGAGCTGATAAGCAGCTTGGAAAAAGAGCCTCTTCAGGTGGTACAGCCCAGACGGTTGAAAGAATTCTTAATGGAACAGAGGCGTCTGTTCAGCGACTCGAAGGACTACGACGGTTTGGACTGTCTTTAGGGACAGTTGTACTCCCAGAAGTGGGAGATCACGTTGAAGGAAACGTCTCACAGAACGGCCGCCTTCAAGGTCAGGCAGCATCTGATCTTGGCCAGACTGAACAGGTCCGAGTCGCTCGTCGTCTTCTACTCCAGCAAATTAAAATATTTGCTCCACTTGCCGAGAGAATTATTGTTCCTGTAGTAAATGGAAATCACGACGAAGCAACTAGACAAGTTACCGCGGATCCAGCAGATGGTTGGAATGTCGAAATAGCTAGCGCGGTGCAAGATGCGTGTGCTGAAAATCCAGCTCTTGCTCATGTGGAGTTCAGGTTCCCCGCTTCAGGACACCAGACTCTTGCGGTTGACGTTAATGGAACAATGCTAGGACTTTTTCACGGTCACCAATTCTCTACTGATGTAAAGAAATATTTATCTGGACAGATGCTCGGTCAGACCGCTTTGGGTGGTTGCGATGTGTGGGTGTCCGGTCACTACCACCATTTCAAAAGTTTAGATGTTGGTCATCGATTTTGGATTCAAGCTCCAACAGTTGATCCGGGAAGTGACTGGTTTCGTGATCGATCGGGGGATCAGTCAAAACCTGGAATTCTTACATTTGTTATGGGTGGTAGCTATGATGCCCGTGAGTTTATTGGAATTATTCCTCTTGTGTGATCTTTTTTTGTGTAGCTAGATAAGCTTCAATAGCATTTGCACTAGTTCTACTCGTCCAATAAAAACCACATGTGCTGCATGTAACAATTTTTTTAGTTGTCCACCGTCCACCACCTGGTATGTCAATCTCTTTAGTTTTTAATTTTTCGGTATGAGATCCACAATTAAGACAGGTCGGGGCAATACCTTCTTTAGTTCTTCTAACCTCTTGTCCTTCTTCAGAAATAGATAGGGCATCTCTAATTTCATTTTGATCTCTACCTCCCCATACGCCCCAAATCTCTTTGTTATTGAGAGCCCAAGATAGGCATTCTCTACGAACAGGGCAGTGAGAGCAAACTTCTTTGGCATCTTCTATTTCTTCAGGTAATTCAGAAAAGAAAAAATCTCTATAGTCAATAAAATCTGGATCAGCGCAAGTTGCATCTTTTTGCCAATCTAGCGAATTGGTATCGTCGCTAAGCAATTGTAGACACCTCTACCCATGTAATAGGTAGTGCTTCATCTACCAGGTCTCCATACTCTGTTTCACCAGATTCATCACATATAAATAATTCATAAGATTCATCTATCTCTCCGGCCCAAGCCTGAAAAATTGACCAATCATTTATAGCTTTATATGCATGTCCTAGTCCATCAGCAACTCCATCTCTCTGGATGGCAGAAGCTAGTGCCCTACGTACTGTTTCATTTTCTAGATCTACATGACCAATTGTGTAGTACAGCACAGATCCATATGTTTTTATAGGTAGCTCTGCTCCAGTCCACTCGGACCAGAGACTTTCACCTTTTCTATTAATATCCATACATTTAGTATATAGAAAAATAATAAAAAATTAGGTCATCTTTAATTTTTTAAAGATGACCTAATTATGTGGGAAGTTGTGTTATTTAATTCTTTTTTCCAAATTATATGGAGAATAGTGGGTCCCATCGAGCTCTGGTTTTTTGTTGTCTGTAGATTTGAAAATAATATCTCCATATCTAATTCCAACAATTTTTCCTACTCGACCATTATGAATTTGACCCGTTGTACCAGAAAATGCTTGAGCTTTGATTCGGACAATGTCAGCAACTTTTATCTGGCCAGGAATTACATCAACCCATACTTCCTCTTCATCTGCTTTAGGCTCCACTAGCGTATATCCCATAGCAAGACGTGCTGCAATATTCAGTGCTTTTTCTGCCACTTCTGGATCTACCGTTGTGGGGATGCTTTCCCAGGCATCTAAGATCCGTCCAACTTCAGTACGAACTAACGGATCTTTGATCTTGGCCGCATCAAGCTGTGAAAGTACCCAGTCTTTATCGATGCTTCTATTAATGTGTTCTGCCATTTTTCCTACCTAAATAAAATTGGGGGCTAGGTATTATCCTAGCCCCCTTGAGATTAATGTTAGAAGGGAGGAGCCGGTGGTACGGCTGCAGGGGATGGTGCAAATGCCATTGGCTGCTCCATAGCAGGTGCAGGAGCGGGTGCAGGAGCGGGTGCAGGAGCGGGTGCAGGAGCAGGAGCCGAAGCAACTGCGGGAGCGGGAGAACCTAGTGCAAGACCAGCCGGCATGTAGTTTCGGATCTCGTTGCTCTTTTTACCTTGATAGTCCTTAGTACCCAAAGTACCGCGGAACGTGCGACCAACCATTGCAGAAGCAATTTGCTCTTCACTTGGTTCCTGATCAAAAAATGCCTGACCTAGACCAAGTGAGCCCATCTTGCGGAAGAAGATGCCCATTGCATCCGGATTTTCATTTGAGACAACCAAGTTATCCCAAACTAGGCGACGTGCATGTGCACCACCCTGGACCTCGTTCTTCGTGGAGAACATTAGCTTGCCATTTTTAGTTGTTTTAATGACAGACTCAAGCACCTTCAGCTCGTAGTCACCATCTGGAAGTGGCTCATAGCTACTTACACCGCCAGAAGCCTTGGCTTCCCGCATAAGTTCGCCCCAATTAAGCGTACTCATTGATTCATTCCTTCGTTTTGTAGTGGATTGGGTTTCGATCCGAAGACCAAGTCTAGCATACGCTCAATCCCAAGGTTCTCTTGTTCAACAATTTGACCAAGACGGCCCTGGACACGTTCACCAGCTTCGTACTTATCCGTGCGCTCAACATACATACGGCGAACCTTGTATGGCGGTTGCATTGGATCTGGATTAGGAACAGTCTCTACTGAGATGGCACCGAGGATGTCATAAAAGTAAGGAGCCTGAACTTTAAGCTGCCCCTGAAGATAGGGGTGGTATCGACCATCCCGATCTGGAGTAGCCATGGCCGTCAACACAACTGCTTCCAGCGGTGCTGTCGGATGCATCGTGAGGTCGCGAAGATCACGAAGGAGTGCACCCATGTGGCGAAGCAATTCGCCCCACTGCTGCATCTTCATAGCTTCTACTCCTGCAATGTTGTCCATGCACTTCACCTGCAACTCCGAGATGGAGTCAATGATGAGAGACTTGAACTGGTGCTTACCGGCTTGGAGCCACTGGTAAGCCTTGAGAACGGTGTCGTAGTCGTGAACGACTACTACACATGTATCCCAAGTTCCGTCTGCAATAGGAGGCTCCTCACGGAGCGGATCCCAATACTTGACATTGATAGGGAGGAAGCGATGACCACCCTCAACATCAAGCATCAGACGCGGATACGGTGCTGTCACGGCGAATGTGGATTTACCCACCTTTGATTCACCGTATACGAGCATCGTCAGCGAACGCTGAACTTCTGACACTATTCAGTACCTTTCTTCTCTTCTACCCCATAATACTCATATGGGTTGGATTCCACAAACATTTCCTGGATTGCTTGCTCTGCAGCACTACCATCATCGATCAATGGACATACAGAAAAGAACGGGCACTTCCAGGTGCAGTCACGACTAGGACGAGGGTATGCTACGGCCAGGTGAGATATTCCATCATCAAGTGACTTCTTAACTCTCATCAAATCTGAGACAGTTCCGTGAAGACGCTGCCAAAAAGATCGTAGTGAGAACAAGTTATGACGGACCTCAAACTGCTCGAAGAACGGGGGCTTGGCATTAGCTGTACGCTTCACCTTCTTGAGCAAAGTAAAGATACCGCCCTCAGAACGCTCATCAGTTCCCTCGTTCTTAGCATTCTCAAGAAGCATGTATGTGAGGATCTGTTCGTTCATGTGGGCCGTAGATGAGAAGTCTGAGAACGACCCACCCACAGTCTTGAAGTCACGGAACATACGCACACCATCGATCTTTCGACGAACGCGCATATCAATCTTGCCTTGCAGCTCAATAGAGCCGTCAAACATTGGCATTGAGAGAATTTCTTCTGTGGAGATCATCTCGAGCTCAGCATCGATGCCTTCTTCTTCTACCCACTGAAGGTAGCCTTCGAGCATGATACGACCAAGATCGGCCTCACCATCAATCTCGCTGGGATCACGCATATCCTCAGCCAGTTTGATTCGATCAAGTTCTACCAAGTTAGCGTGAGCATCCAAGAGAGGGATACCAGTCGTGTAGTACTGATCAAGAGCCTCGTGAACACGAGAACCGAGAGCTAGAGGTCCAGTAAACTTCTGTTGCTTTGGCTTGAGACGACGGTAGTACGTCAGCCACCATTTACGACGACAGTCTTTGAACGTCTGAATTTCAGAATTGGAGAGGGTATAAACCTCGCCAGTATTATCGTGAAGTGTCATTTGTCATTCCTTATTTGGGGACATCGGGTACAAGTCGGCGCTTGGTCTTGTCAAAAATTTTGGGGTGCTTTTTCCAAGCCTTACCGCCTTTGCGATCCGCATTTCTGGTACTTGCATTTTTTGCAGCCACTATTTTTTCTCCTTTTCTTGCTTAAGAAGGGCGAGGAGTTGATCCTTGTCCTTGACGATCTGTTCAAAGTTATCTGCCTTGCTTTCAAGCACCTGACGTACACGCTCTTCAATAGTTCCCTCAGTCACATAATCTGTGATGATGATTGAGTCATGAATTTCAGAGCCAATACGGTGGACACGGTCATTTACCTGTTTGTCGTCTACAAGTGACCACGGACGCTGAAGACGGATGAGGCGACGAGCTGCGGTAAGAGTAATACCAACACCACCAGCCTGGGCCGTAAACAATACCCACTTGGTACGACCAGACTGAAAGTCGTCTACAGCATCTTGACGTTCCTCAGCACTCTGTTTTCCAGTAATCAATCCGTGAGGAATACCAGCTTTAGTGAGTCGAGCACTTAGTAGTTCAATCAACTGACGTGACACAGCGGAGACGGCCACCGAGTCGTCGCCAAAATCTCCGCTTTGAATGTCATTCATTAGAGCATCAATCTTACATGATGGCTCCGACAAAAGAGTCTTAGGCTCTCCAGTATTTTCATCAATTTCAATAGTTGCATAAGAACTTGCAAATTGCAGTAGTCGAAGAGTCTGAGTCAAGACACTTGGTGCCGTAACTACCTCTCCATTTTCCAACTCAGCAATCATTAGGTCACGCATGTCGTTATATGCCTTCTTCTGCTTGGCAGACATCTCAACGTCACGACGATCTACGACTACTTCGGGCAGCCACGGGAGTACGACCTGCTTAAGCATACGACGCATACGGGGGTTGATAGAGGCATAGAACTCGTCATTCATGTGGGACTTGACTCCCATAACCATGAGACCACCAAACGCATTGAGCATTGTGTCTACCATGCGGTCAATCCAACGAGTCTTTGAGGGCCATTCTTCGGGAGAGAGCCAATGCAGGATAGTCCAAATGTCAAGAACATTATTCGCGATAGGGGTACCAGTGAGTGCAAAGCGAATATCTGCATCCCCAGTAGCTGACCATAGCGCACGAGTCTGCTTGGCCTTGGGGTCTTTAGAGCGGTGGATCTCATCAGCAATAACAGACTTGAAATCTATCTTATTGAGCTCTCGCTCATGTACCTCACATCGAGCAGTGCTGACACTATCATTATGCCCACCACATTCGGGGCATCGTGCCAAAGCAACAGAACCATACGGAGCAAGACGCGAGTGGCTGCGGAGAGATTCCCAGTTAATAACTAAGACATGCGGTCTTGGATCACCATCTTCGGGATCAATGAGGGTATCAAACTGCTTACGACGGACCGTAGCAGTGCCACCAATGACTTGTACACGAATACCTGGCCACCACTGAGCAAATTCGCGTTCCCAGTTTTTCTTTAATGTATTGGGGCAAACAATAAGAGCAGGAAATACATCCTCTCCTCGCTCACTTAAGCGTGCAAGAGCTCGGATAGCCTGAGCAGTCTTACCCAAGCCCGGCTCGTCAGCAAGAAGAGCACGTCGAGCGGTAGCAAGAAACTCAACACCAGCACGTTGGTGGGGGAAAAGATCTCCATATCCATCCTCTATTTCTACAAGTTCACGCAATGCGTTTGATGGGTCTACTCTCGTAGATTTTTCTGTCATAGCCCAGGCAGAGAGTGCTGGACCAATTTCTAGTTGAGTCTTGAAAGTGGATCGAAGAGCCAAGCAGCCAGACCAAGAGACTGGCATACGCCACTGATTATCTTTGGCAGACCACGTTGCTCCGGGGATACTTTTACACAACTCTTTGTAACGCCACTCGGCGTCAATAATTATCTGATCACCGGACTCGTTGAGTTCCGCAATGATTGTCATTTTTGTCCTTAGTTTGTTTTTAGAATCTACCTAAGTTTTGGTAACGGATTCCAGCCCAACTTTACCATATATAACAGTCCATGCCTAATAGCATCAAGTGCATGGCCTTCTCCACCCCTATTCCAGTATTCCAGTTTTTTAAGTTTAGTGTTGTCAAACATTGCTTTTGCATCAGCTGGAGATTGAAATTTTAGATCTTCTATATTTAATCCACAATCAAGCATGGTCTGTTTGAGTACACCAATCTCCTCGAGAGAGAACGGAGCCTGTGAGTTTTTTACTGTCTGAGCATTGATCGTAAATCGCTCACATACGACATGTAGAGATACATCTTCCATTACGTAGTGGTTGACCCATTTACGTACCCATGGAGCAAAAGTCTCAAACTGAACTTCTGTTGTCTCAATCATCACTGGCTCTTCACCTTTGATAAATTCAAATATAGCCACTCCAGTGGCCTTACCAGGATCCACTGCAATAATTACATGCTTAGTCATACTTTGATCCCCAGTTATCAAAGGGACCATCTACACCAGCAGTCAACGGAACAGACCAACCTTCAGTTGTAGTCATACATTGTTGTACAACCTGCATAACCTCCTGCACCTCGCTTCGTGGTGCCTCAAGAACAATCTCATCATGAACGGGAACAATCAAGTAGTCAGTCAAATCGGCTTGATCAAGCTTAATCAGATTTTGTTTAAAGACCTCGGCGGCAGTCGCCTGAATGAGATAATTAGTGAGCGAATAGACACGGTCCTCATCACAGGGAAGACGACGACCAGTTCGAGTCTGGACATAGCCTTGTCCCTCTTCACGGAGGCGACGCATGCCAGCATCTTCAATTCCTCGTTGTAGCCCCCTCACTCCCGGATAGTTGCTATCAAACGCATCAACAACATCTTTCATGATGTGGGTTTGTACGCCAGCTGTTAGAGCCATCTTATCTACACCAGCACCGTAGAGCTTTCCGTAGACAACACCCTTGATGAGTTTTCGTCTCGGGTCTGACTTTTGGAGTGTATCGTCCTGGTAAACCTGACGCATGATCGATGTAAACACGTCACCACCAGTCGTATCTGCATCATGAAATAGCTGAATGAGTTTTTCATCTTGAGAAAGAGCAGCGGTGAGACGAAATTCAACCTGATCAAGGTCAGATGAGATAATTACGTTGTCCTCTTCACGTGGGATAAATGCTCGACGGACTGTAGAGTCCCCCGAAGGTAGAGTCTGTAGGGCCGGTTCGGTGATAGACATACGACCTGTCCGTGCTGCAAGAGTCCCAATGGATGGATGCACCAGTCCGTCAATATTGTCCTTGAGGAAGTTACTGAAGTATGAACTAGCAAGCTTGTCAGCCTTACGTTGCTTCAAAGCAGCATCAGCAAGCATCTTTACTTCATTATTTCCATTGATATACAAAAGCTCGATCTGATCTTTGGTCATAGATGGCGCACCAGTTCTTGTACGCTCATTAATAACAGCACCAAGACTTTCAAATGTTCTAGCAAGCTGAAGATTGCTAGTGATCGAGGTGTTATAGGTATCTTTTGCCCACTTTTTCACTGTTTCGGTGTACTGAGTGAGTTCATCAAGCTTTTTCTGAGAGTAGTCGAGGTCTACACGAGCTCCATTGATCTCCATTCGAGTAACAATCTTGCGGGTCTGCATCTCAATCTCATATGGCATGCTATAGGCAGCCCCTGGGCCACACATTCGATAAAACTGCTCAAAAAGACGCATTGTCAGGACAGTATCTAGCGCACCATATGACCAATAAGGCTGGAAATTGACTGGAACAGTACCCCAAGTCCAGCCATTGTCCCGAAACTTTAGATCCAAGGTGTCTTGAAGTGCAATAGCATCGGTATCTACATGTCGACGAGCCAATTCTTTGAGCGCACCGGTCCCAAGCGGATCAATGATCTTGGCCATGAGCATCGTGTCATGTGCTCGGTGCCACGGTACATCCCAGCGAGACTTTACAGCAAACCAGCGAGCCTCAAAAGCAATGTTGTGGCAGACAATTGGGCCATCAAAGCGGTCCATAGCTTCGTAGAAGACACCCTTCCACTCATCCCAAGGAATTGACCACCCGTCCATACCATCACCGATCTGAACAAGGCGAATATCACCGTGCCAAGGAGAGAGGGCACCTTTTTTGTCGGTGCCCGGGTATTCTCCTGTTTCGATGTCCACACCCACAGCACTCATGGGGCGACGTTCACTAAGCCAAGTCATAAATTTTGCGGCTTTTTCAGAACTATCTACAAAGTGAACATTGACTCCGTCTAGTCCGCTAGTCATTATTAAACTCCAATGTCATTACTGTCTTGTTCGTCACTATCATCATCGTCGTCATACCCACCGTACTCATCTTCATTTAGTGGACGACTGAGCATAGCATCAAAAAGAATATTAGCAACAATGCTATCTGCGGTTCGTCTAGGGAATCCAACGCTACGGAGCTCCTGGTACACCTCGTGTAGCTCTGTAATTAGGGATCTTAGTGGACTTGGATACTCAGCTTGAGCTGGAGTATCGCTGTCTTTCTCTTCGTCACTCACGGAATATATTCAACCCTATAAATGGAATCTATTTCTGCATCATTATCAGCAGCTTCTTCCAACACTCTACTAGCAACCCAAGTTAAATATCTAGCACCCTTTTCATCATACTTATAAAGAGCATCTAGAACAGCCTGCGGATCGTCTGATACCTGGGCCCAGTACCGTAACTTTTCAGGAAATACAAAGGGTGCCTCGAAAGTGGGTTGACACAGCTCACAAGGTACTGATCCTCTAGTTAGATCACCAGAGTTAACTTCACGGAGTTTATATTTATCAACTAGAACACAGGCTCCAGAATGGTAAACAAGAGAAACACCGACTCTAGAAAGAATGTATGAACCACTGTCTGTTTTATAGATCTCAAATTCTATCCATCTAATGGATCCACGTTTTTTAGATGTAGAAGACCCCAGGAGGGACCCATCAAACTGAAGAGTCCTGGCCCCATCTTTCACTTCATACATGTGTGTCTTTCTATCAAAACGTATTTACACATTTTATCTTATATTCTTCCTACACACCGAGAACAGCACGGGCTTCTTCTTCTGTAAGACCTAGCTTTGTTAATTTAGCCAAAGCAGCACTTCGCGCTTCCTGTCTCATGTTCTCTTGAGCAAGAAGTTCTGCTTCAAGAAGTCTTTGCTCCTCGGCAAAGATGGCAAGCTCATCTAACTCCTCCTGAGTTGGCGGAACAAGGTATACCGGCGCAGCAGAGTCTTCAGGTGTAATGTCTTCCATTAGTTAGCCAATCCGTAAACTTGAACAGTACCTGTAAATGTGTTGTTGAAAAATTGAATACCGTCAAAAGATGTTGCGGCGTTGAATCCAAATTGTCCAAAAATATTTGTTTGAGCGTATGCATTGGTAAATGTCGCGGATGTTCCACGAGATTCAAAAGGCGCGTATAGGGTTATGCAGGTGTCTTGCAGAAAGTCTAGAACCGAAGAAGTTGCTCCTGTTGATGTGCCTCGGCTTGTAGAAGCTAGTGCAACGGCTTGTGTGTAGGCGCCTGTATGTGTATAGGAACTAGTTGTGTTTACAGTTCCACTTGTAGAAAAACGAACAAGGGTTGTGTTAGCTAGTGTGTTGTTTGCATTTCCAATTGGGGCTGAAAAATAAATAACGTAGTTCTTGTAGGTCGCGCTAAAAACACCATTGAGTCGCACGCTTGACGCACTCGTAAACGTGACAAGACCGTTAGTTCCAACACTCGCAGAACCCGAACCAACAGTCACACTCGACGGCACAATTGGTACTAGACCATTACCGCTAGCACCTTGAGGTCCTTGGGCACCCTGAGTACCCTGCGGTCCTTGTGCACCCTGCGGTCCCTGACTTCCTGTGGCTCCTTGCACACCTTGTACTCCTTGTGCTCCTTGCGTTCCTTGAGAACCCTTATCTCCAGTACGGTAGAACTCAATTGTTACTCTTTCATCAAGACTAAAAATTGTTCCATTACCTGTGATGAAAGTAACGTTAACGCTGTTATATGGTCCACTATTTGCATTATAGTCTGAAACCGAATTTACTTTATATATTGCATAATCACTATCAGCATTACTATTACTTTTTATATGGATGTAGCCTTTTATGGTTGAGGTAGAGTCATCCCACGTATTTATGAAGTCATATAGTTGCATTCCATATATGTCGTTACCATTAAAAAGAAGAGATGCAACTTGATTTATAGATGTTGGTGGTGTGGCATTTGTTGCAGTGATTCCATACACATAACCATTAGGTACATCATCTGCTGTTGCAGATTTCCAATAGAACTGTAACCCAGAAGACTCGCCTTGGTTTCCTTGAGGACCAGCAACTGTAGACGCAGCACCTTGTGGTCCTTGCGTACCCTGTGGTCCCTGACTTCCTTGCGTTCCATTAGTTCCGTTAGTTCCGGCAGCCCCCTGCGGACCTTGAGGTCCCTGAGCACCTTGAGTACCCTGTGTTCCCTGTGTTCCCTGAGTACCCTGAGTACCCTGAGGACCCTGAGGACCCTGAGGACCCTGTGCTCCCTGCACTCCTTGTGGAATTGTGAAGTTAAAGGTTGCAGCCGAAGATGTGCCCGAGTTGGTTACCGAGGCAGATGTACCGGCAGCACCAGTGGTGGTAGTACCAACAGCTATTGTTGCAGCAGCTCCATTGGTTCCGTTAGTACCAGCCGACCCTTGTGGTCCCTGCGTACCCTGTGGTCCTGTTGCTCCTTGACTACCGGTAGCGCCTTGCGCTCCGGAGGAACCCTGAGGACCAGTTGAACCTTGTACACCTTGAGGACCCTGAGCACCTTGAGGACCAGTTGCGCCTTGGCTTCCTGTGGCTCCTTGTGCTCCCGGAGAACCTTGGGGTCCTTGCGGTCCTTGACTTCCAGTTGCTCCCTGAGCACCAGTTGAGCCTTGTGGTCCCTGAGGACCCGTAGGTCCTTGACTACCGGTAGCGCCTTGAGAGCCAGTTGGACCTTGAGTTCCCTGAGGACCTGTTGAGCCTTGGGGACCGGTAGACCCTTGTACTCCTTGGGGTCCTTGTACTCCTTGTGTGCCTTGAGGTCCCGTAGTTCCTTGACTACCGGTAGCCCCCTGTGGTCCTTGTGGTCCTTGTGGTCCTTGGGGTCCAACTTGCGTGT